GCGCTTGCACACTTGACCATGCTTACAATCCGGTATAATGCTAGCGTCAATACCAAGCATACAAGCCAAGCATGATGCTATGTGCTACCCTCCGGCTTATACCAGCGCAAGCTGGGTTTAAACTAGTCTATACCCGGCAATCCTACCGGCAATTCACTATGCGCTCAATTCCAGAGGGCCTATGGGGGACTTTGCGCGCGGTGTGTAATTAGATACCCCTACGCAATTCTACACCATTTTTGAAGTCCGGTCTAATACTATGCATAAACACTATGCTATAATACCAGACCAGACTACTGGAATAACGCTAAGGATCACACCTTAGTAAGCGCGCGGGAAACCCTGCGAAGCGATAGGCAAGCTGTCGAGAAGCTCTTCATACTCGACTACAACATCAGTCGTACCCTTGCCATCTGCGTCTAACGTGTAAGCAGTAAGAGTAATGTTGACATTGCTGACAACCTTGCTGATTGCAACTGCCAGAGCATTCTGCGGGGCGAGGATACCCGGACCAGTACCGTCAGCAACCGGGACAGCAATAGCTGCCAGATACTGAGCACCGCCTACAGCATTGCCAACAGACAAGCTAGTAGCAGTCGTGCTACGGTTCTGAGCGTATATACGCTGAAGGTGAGCACCAGCCGGAATATCGAATACCTGTGCGGCCTTAATAGCCGGGATAACTACGCGACGATTAACCTTGTTAAAGCCATACTTGAAAACAGACATGTGTCTATCCTTTCTAATTGTGAAGCATCTATGCAATAGAGCCTAAGTGAATATTATGAAAGACCGAAATTCCCGTATTTGGGCTACAGAGAGCGCGGGGATCGGCATGGATGATTGGACCTAGAACGCTAGAAATCGCGCCCTTGAGTCACGCTGCCCGAATGCTAGTGCTCTCGGAGCATTTTGTGGTTCGGCTGTGCAACGCTTCCGAGACGGACCTTAGAGCGGCCCATATAAGCCTTCTCAGTACCGGGCTTATTGTCTACCTTACATGCTGGTAGTACAGGGTCTTTGAAACCTGACATTATCTAGTTCCTTGTGTAACAGGTGGTCTAGGCTTCGTAGGATCAGGGAGCCGGATATAGTTCTGTAGACCCGGCCCTTTACCTGTAGTACCCAACCTACGTTGGATAACTACCGCCATTAGCTTGCTACCGCAGACGTGATTACGCCACCAGCAACCGTAAAAGTGTACCCATTGACGTAAGTACCGGTAATCTGAGGCATAACCACCTCTACACCGCTATGAACTACAGCGTCCGTAGCCGGGGCAGTAGCATTGACATTCAGGCCAGCGGCTGCTGCGAACGTCTTAATCGTATTCTGTACGTCAACCTTTGCACCCGGAGAATGCATAAGCCAGTCAAATACGTAGTCTAGCGCCTGACGAAGGCAGGAAATACCAGCCCGGTATGCGCGCTTTGCAGGGTGTGCATATACTGGACGAGCCATTATTTGCTACCTTTCTCTGTGATCGTACCAAATCTCTCAAGGGGCTGGCGTTTAACCTCAGCCTGCTTGATATCTTGCAGACGCTTAGTTCTAAGCTTAGCGTCCTTATCCTTGCGCTTACGCATGTGCGCAATTGCCAGCATTAAATGCTCAATAACTAGGTCGGATTTCTCCGGAGTATTGGCTTTATGCGCAATCTGTACAACGGTCTTGCGTAGATCGGAGGTAAAGCCCCACTCGTCACGCGGCCATTTGATTTGTGTAGCAATGTCACTAACGTTTTCCATTGCTGCCTTCATCTCTTCATTAGTCATCTTCCTAGCCTTCCTATTTTGCCCAATCCGAAGCGATTTAGCATAGGCTTAGCGTCCAGCCTATTGAGAGGGCGGCCGTCACCTAGCGGGTTCTTCATAAGCTTCTCGTACATTTCCTTCTTAGCAGCCTTGACCGCCTTAGCATCATCCTCAGCTACAGCCTCTACCCAATATCGGCATGCACCCGCTAGGGCGTCTAGCCTATCTTCATGGATAAGGGACTTGCGATCACGAGTAATACGAGCTAACTGCCAGAATAAGCAGTACGTATGCCTTACATCGGTAGGGTATTTCTGGATACTATTCCAATCTAGTTGGATAATTTCCTCATTAACGATCAGTTTGCCAGCACCTAGTAGCGGCTCTAGAATATCGATGATGCGTAGCTCTTTCTGCCCGCTTTCCCATACGTCTTCTATGCCGATAGTCAGTCCTTCCTTGGCAGCTTCCTTAGCTAGTGCTGGTCGCCATACACTGGCAAGCGCACCATTACCAAAGTTCTGCTCAATGCTGATATGCTTGACCTTCCAGCGGATAGCGATAGCTGTTAGGGCTGCAATTGCCTCTTCATCTAGGCCACCGCGTACGCCACCAGAAGCCAGCAAGTACACTCTACCAGCCAAAAAGCCGGTAATTGCATATGCCGATTCGTCACCATTCTTACCGCCACCGCCTGGGTCCACATACATATTAGGACCTTTAAGCATACCAATGTCATCGGCATTCTGCACACGATAGAACAAGTCCTTAATAGGATACCCTTCCGGCATCTTAATAAGGTTGTCGTTAGTGCGGACAAAGCCAATAGTCATTGGTGCCCGCATAAGCGCAGCATCAAAGCCGAGAATGCGTAGCTGTGAGGATTTAAGCGGGTATCGATCTTGGTCACTAAGCTTAGTGCTAAGCATATGCTGTAGCTGGAAATAAGCTTGCCCTTGGTCGATCTCCTTCTTAGTCAAGGTCTCTTCACCAAGTAGGACCGGATCAATCGGCTTACCTCTATCGCCAGCAGGGCCACCACCAGTCCTTAGAGAAGGATCAGCAGCAACCCTGCTAGCAATCATCGGCGCTAGGAAGCCCTCGTAATCTTTTTGCTCTTCTAGTGTCGGGTATCTACCCGGCCAAACGCGGATAGCAGTACCTCGACCCGGAAGGCCATTATAAACGCTATCAATACTCTGTGGTGTACCAAGCCATACTATGTCACCATTCGAGCAGATAGACGTAAAGTCTAGCGTCAAGTGATGCAAGCGTGCTCGCTGTACGGCAGTCTGGCTGTTCTTACCCGATTCAATATCGTCGGCAATCAGCAAGTCTGCTCGCTTACCCTGCATGTTAGAGGTAATACCAATACATGCAATACTAGGAGATTTCTCAGGGCCTTTAAGAGTACGATGAATATCAAATGCGGATATAGACGCTCTATCGCCAGCGGTCCTATCAGGACGCAAGCATTCTAGTACATCCATACCCATAATAATCTGGATGATCCACCCGGCAATCTCAGTTGCCATAGTGTCACCAGCAGAGATAATAAGTACGCGGGTAGTAGGGTCCATGATACAACGCCAGACAGCGTAAGCTGCTGTGATCGTAGTCTTGGCCTGCCCACGCTGAGCTTGTACCATTCGGTACTGCGGACCATTGGCAACCCAGTGTCCGATATCTTGCTGTACCTCAGTACAGACGAAACCCATAAAGTTAGTGATTACATCTTCAAGAAATATATCAAAAGAATGATAGTGTTCTTGTAGAAGTTCCAGATCAGCCCAACGAGCTAATGCTAATTCTTCTACTTCGTTGCCTTGCATGTTACATTAAAACTCCTTTCCTAGCTGAGTTTATGGCTAGAGTGCACTGGTTTGGCCCACTGGAAAAGACACCATAGGGAAAGCACTCTAGTATATAAAATCAGTCTTCGTCCGCTACAAACGGTACGACATTGCCAACCGACTTACGCCGCTTAGCAAGCTTCTCTGCCAGAGCAGATGTCTTATTGTCCTCAGCCGGATTACAAGTAATCTTGTTATCGGCTAGGAACTTGGTCATTGCACTCAGCAGTGATGCTGATACCTCGGGCATTGGCGTAACCGAAGCCTGTTCAGGTTCCAATTCGTTGTATGCCTGCTGTGCTTTCTCAACAGTGTTGAGCGCACCAATCATAACAGTAGCTACGCGCGCGTGTAGATCACCAAGTACTTCTTCTGTAGCTGCGTTCTTACTCATCGCTTAAGCCACCTTTTCCAAATAGCTACCGCCTTTGGCAGTTCCTGCGACAATCTAGCAATCATAAGGATCAGACCAAGGCAGAACATAATTCCACCTTGGTAAGCATCCAACATAGCTAGGGTAGCCGCACACCAAGACGTAACAGCCGCCCATGTATGTTGCATTGTAATTCCTATTTTGTAAGAAACTTAATCATAGACGGTGCCGCACTGTACGTAATGGTCAGCGTCTGATTAGGTGCCATTGGGATTGCATGCCCGCTAGACTGTAGAATACCTACACCGCCCAGCGTGATCAGGCTAACCGTACCGGCATTGATTGTAACCGTTTCTGGATGAGGACCGCTTGTATACGTGAACGGGGAAGCACCGACAGTAATAGCCGATCCGCCTAGTGGCGGGTATGCTGTGTTACCCTCGATAACGTTGTTACCGCCCGTAGCTGTGTACGATACCGGCGTGGTATTTGTAGCCAAGTTATTGCCGATAACAGAAACGCGGTCAGTCGTACCAGACAAGCTAATGCCAACAGTGTTAGCGCCATACAGACCATTAGGGCCAATGACGTTGCCGTGGATTTGACCGCCGCCTACGTTAGCAAACGAGATAGCGGTAGCATGGCTACCAATAGCGCAGTTCTTAACCTTGATATTCGCAACACCCGTAGCGTCAACGCCAATACCAGTACCAGTCATAAGCGTATTGATTACTGACACTGTATCCACAGTACCGCCGCCAGCGTTGGTAATCAGAACGTCTTGTACGCTACCGCCCTTGATCCAAGGTGAGTCAATAACAACTTCATCGACTATGCCAGTGCCAGTAGGCGCAATGCGGATAGCTGGTCCAGAGGCATCATCAAACTGCGTGTTAACACAGCGGAACAGCGCCACATGCTGACCATTACCAGGAGCCATATTCATGTCAGTGATCGCAGAAATGAACTGCGAATTGCTAATCATAAGGTCTTCTATATGCGTAATGTTCAGGTGTGCGAACGGTCTGAAAGCCGGGTCATTACGGCAGATGATATTATCAAAGATAAGGGCGAAGCCGCCACTAATATCAATGCTAATGCCAGTCGTCGCAACCGTGTTGGAGATGTCTATATGCGACAAGTGCAACAGTGCTACACCGGGGATAACGATACCTTTGAACGGGGCAAGCATGTTAACACGGTAGATGTTAGCCGTAGATGTATTTACAGTAACGTTGATATACGCACCAGCCGTACGGGCAACAGTCGCATCAAAGCACAGGTCGTGAATATTAATATTAGCGCCGTTCATAGAGACAACATCTAGCGTTGCAGAAGTCGTTCTAATCGTGGATACTGCGCGGCCTTCACCATGCAAGCTAACGTTAGGCGGGATATTGCCAATCGAGGTAACCCGGCAGAAACCTACAGGGAAGTACACAGTACCGCCACCAAGGAAACTGGCGAGGGCAATAGCCGCAGTACATGCAGCCGTATCGTTTGTAGAATTGTCAACCTTTGCGCCAAACCAGCGGATATCCAGCGCGTCAGATACAACGCGAACCCATGCCCCTGCTGTAGAAGCAATGGCATTAGCCTTGATGTAAACGCCTTCTGAGGTATCGGCCGAAATCTGCGTGGAGAAATTACCAGCAAACCAGAAGAATATGCCCTGTCGGCCAGCTTCGCTAAGTGTAACAACAGTAATCTTTGTAGTATCTAGCGCCTTAAGCGCTGTCCTAGTAGCAACAGCACCGGACTTTGCATCAACATCAGACTGCTTAGCTAGCATAACGCCACCAGCGGTAGCACCGTCATGTACTCGAAGTGTCTGGTTAGTGGTGTCTACGGTAATCTCTGCCATCGCGCCAGTAAATGTAGCATGCTGCGCAGCAGTGCCGTTGCGCCATTTTACAGTAGTACTCATTTCAATTCCTTACGTAAGTGTTCCATAGTCGATAGTGCCTGTAAACACAGGACTAGCTAATGGAGCTTTGGCGTCTAGCGCAGCTTGTAGACCAGAGACTGTAGAAATAGCCTGCGTACCAGTATGATTGGCACGCGCTAGCAGCGCAGCATCCGGCGAGTTAACAGTAGCACCAGCGGCGATACCAGCTAGCTTAGTA